ATGGCTGAGCTCGAATCCTGCGTTGTACCTTTCCCGCTGCAGCGAAGCCCGTTGCATGAATCCGAACGCTCTCCCCTACCCTCTGAAGCTGCAGCTGAATTACGTGGCGTGATGCTCGGCAATCTGCTCGATCAACTAGCTGAACCTGACGGTTTGCAGCCAGCCGATCTGCGCGTGCGTATAGCTGCTCACTCAGCGCTGGCTCTGCTCGATGAGATGGTCGTGCTTTATCGCCGCGCCCTCTCCGATGTTCGAGGAGGTAGCAGATGAGCAAGGGTGTGATGACCTACCTCCCGCCGCACGACGGCCATCCAGGCATGGAGATAGCTTGGGCTACCGATTGTAGAAAGGCGTTCAACCAAGGCGTAAAGCTGGCACAAACCTGGCTCGATAACGTTCGTAGCGGATGGCTCTGGGCAGTGATGATCGCGGAGCGCGATCTGCTGCCCTGCGCTATTGAGAGGCGAGCTTTTGAGGTGGGTTTCCTGAGTCGTATCCACCAGCGTATGTGCTCGCATCATCACTGCGGTGAGCCGGCCGAGACCTATACTGCGGGTGATTGCTTTGGCCACAGAAAGATCCTGACGCTCGCCGGAGCGTCAGGGCTGACCTGAGCCATGGCAAATGCCAATGAAGCGGCCTGTTTACACAGGCTAGGAAAGAAGGTTCTGAGCTAACGAAGTGCAGGGTCAGCGTCCTGCCTGTTCGCACTTCGTTAGCCCAGAGACCGAAGAATATTTCGGTAGCGGCCGTCTGCCAATCCAGTTGATAGGGCACTGGCTACAGGTGGCGACCGGCCTCGTTCCTTTCTCGTTGCAGTTTCAGGCCATGGCTGCATTCCCGTGCATATGTCGCTCGGACAACAGAGCCTGCGCGCTGCGCTTGCTGGTGGCGCCTGTAAGGTCGGTGGAATGGCGGTCTTGCTGTTTCCTCTCACCGTATCACGGCGTTCTCGCCGTCAAGGGCTGCATGCGCTTCGCGCATTTGCGGCCGGGCCGGCTATCGCCCCCTGACTGCTGCGCTGCGCCGTGCTGGACCGGTTCCGGGCAATTCCGCCCGAGCAACTGGAGCATGATCATGTCGCAGCTTTCTCTCGTCTTTGACACTTCCCTGATGATTCGCGACGAGCAAGGTCGCTATCTGCCTGCCACTGCAGAACAGATCCTGGATGCTGCTCGCAAGGTGATCGATCAGAAGGTTCAGCGAGGAGCAGCCTTCACGTCTTCGGAGCTGGTCAAGGACTATTTGATCGCGAAGCTGGGTGGCTTTGAACACGAGGTTTTCTCAGTACTGTTTCTCGATGCCAAGCATCGCCTGATCCAGTACGTCGAGATGTTCCGCGGCACCATCGACAGTGCGTCTGTGTATCCACGCGAGGTGGTCAAGGAAGCACTGCACCTGAATGCGGCTGCAGCGATCTTCGCGCACAATCATCCAAGCGGAAATCCAGAGCCAAGCCAGGCTGACAAGGTGCTCACACAGCGTTTGAAAGAATCCTTGGCGCTGGTCGATGTCCGCTCGCTGGATCACGTCATCGTGGCTGGCCAACGCACGGTGTCTTTCGCTGAGCTTGGGGTGCTATGAACCAAGGGGGCTGAGCCCCCTTTTTGCTGCGGTCTTCAAGCGTGCGCAGCGTGTTCCGTCGGTTCCTCCTCCTTGGCCGCCAGCCCAACCGTCCAGTGGCCGCCGTTCTCTTGGATCAGATGCAGCAGGTCGTAGGTTCTGATCATGTCCAGTAGACCAGAGTGGCCGTAGGCGTTTGGCGAGAATGCCGGATCGGTACGCTTGAGGTACTGCCCAAGGGCGCTCAGGGTGACCTTGCCTTCGCTGGTTCCACCTGCAAGCAGAGATACGGCATCGACCACGAACCTTGGTCGCCGTTTGACGACAGACTTGCTGGGTTCGGGCTTGGCGGTTTCCTGCTTGCAGCTCGACTCAGCCTTGGCCGCAGGTTTCTCGGCATGCTCCGCAACAGGTTCCTGGAAATGATCCTCGCGACGCCACTCGAAGAACTGATCACTGGCGTTACGCAGTGCGTCGGGGGTCTTGGGTTCACCGACGATGCAGACGGTAGCGCCGCGCTCTCTGAGCTTGCGGCACAGGTAGGCGAAATCGGAGTCGCTGGTTACCAGGCAGAACGTATCCGCGCGCTGATCGAAGAGCGCCTCCATGGCATCCAAGGCCAGGGCGATGTCGGAGGTATTCTTGCCGGCTGCATACTGGTACTGCAGGCATGGCGTGAAGGCCAGTCGAACCAGAGCCTCCTGCCATTTGTTGGCCAAGGTGCCGTGATTGCCATATCCCCTTCTCAGGACGACACGGCCGAACTGGGCCACCTGAATCGCCCCGGCTTTCCTAGACACTTTCCAAGCTCTGGAAATATCGCTTCTCAAACTCCACTGGCGATAGCTGCATAGCGCTACTGTGCCGGCGTTTAGGGTTATAGAACATCTCGATGTAATCGAACACATCAGCGCGTGCTTCTTCGCGGGTGCTGTAGGTTTTTCGTCTGATACGTTCGCGCTTCAGTAGTTGGAAAAAGCTTTCTGCCACGGCGTTGTCGTGACAGTTACCGCGCCGGCTCATGCTACTGATTAGGTTGTTGGCCTTAAGGAAACTTTGCCAGTCCAGGCTACTGAACTGACTGCCCTGGTCTGAGTGGATCATCACTTCCTGCTTGGGTTTGCGCCGCCACACCGCCATCAGTAAGGCATCAATCGCTAGATCGCTGCACATCCGTGGCTTCATCGACCAGCCGACCACCTGGCGTGAAAACAGATCCAGCACCACTGCCAAGTACAGCCAGCCTTCATAGGTGCGAATGTAGGTGATGTCAGTGACCCAGACCTTATTGGGTTCTGCGACCTTGAACTGTCTCTCCAGTCGATTGGGTGAGGCTACTGTCGGCTTGCCGCCGTAATAGCCAGGGCGCCGACGATAGCCAGTCTGCGAGCGCAGCTTCTCCAACCTCATCAGGCGGGCCACGCGGTGACGACCACAAGACTCACCCAGCTCACGCAGGTCGTCGTGGATCTTTCGGTAGCCGTAGACACCACCACTTTCCAGCCACGCATGCTTGATCAGCCCGAGCAGACGCTGATCTTCCTTGGCGCGTACGGACTTAGGCTCGGATAGCCAAGCGTAGTAACCGCTGGGATGCACTTTGAGTGTTTGGCAGAGACGCCGAACCGGATACTCCACCGACAGCTTGCTGATGAAGGCGTACTTCAGCCGGACTCCTTGGCAAAGTACGCGGCGGCCTTTTTTAGGATGTCTCGCTCTTCGGTCACTCGCTTGAGTTCAGCACGCAGACGACGCAGTTCGGCCTGCTGATCGTCCTCTAGCTGCCGCTTTTCCTGGGGCTTGCTGTAGCGCTTGATCCAGGCATACAGGCTGTGCACCGACATACCTAACCGCGCTGCCACTTCGGCTACAGGAAGGCCACGCTCGGTCACTTGCTTGACCGCTTCGATTTTGAATTCTTCGGGGTAACGCTGGTTGCTCATGGCACCTCCTAGTGGGCCTCATTATGAGGCTTGGAGGTGTCTACGAAACTAGGGGCGATTCAAGTAGTTGACCTACTCGCTCCAAATCCCAACCTACAAAAATGTGCGTATTACATTAATGCGTCAATTGCCGCCCAATACTCGTCTCGAGCTTTGCCGGCATTACTACTTAGGTAATTCTTATTGTCTAAGAACAGTTTTTTGCACTTTGACAGTTCTTGCGTCATCCATTTTTCCGTTGGCCATCCGCCGGGCTGCCTAAAGGAACGATCATACTGTTCTGTGTATGTTGGCGTAATCATGTAATATATGTCGGTATTTGAATAAGCTATACCTGCAACCGAGAATTCAATCCCAAGCTTCACAAACTCTTCATTTGAAGCCCCCTTAGTTTTCAGAACGAGCTGATTCAAGCTCGAAAGCAGACTTGAGCACATGTAGAACTTGTAAGCTTTTTCTAGATCCACGACTCTTCTGTTTGGGTTCTGGGCCTGGGGCGCGCTGACCTCCTCACTTACAGGCTTTCGAGTCTCAGCAGGATTTTCAACTTTTGCAGGCTCATTGCTTATCTGCGTCTGATTTTCAACTTCCACTTCTGCAACTCGCTCCTTAGAGGCAGGAGCAGATACACTGTTGGCTTTGAGTTCAGAAATACGACCCATGATGGCGTTCAGTATGCATTGCTCTTCTTTACAAGCATTTCTGAGCTTCAACCATTCTCGCTGCATTGCTCTAATGTAACTTGCTTTTTGCTCTGCTGCTGAGCCCATCGCTTCTTTGTAAGCAATGCTAAGCTCATCATCCAGATTCGAAAGTTCTGGATTATTACAGATCGCTTTTTCTGAATATGTTGATGCTTTGGAGCAATCGTAGCTTGCTGCTAAAGCTTTTGATGATGCAAGAGCAACTACTGTAATTAGAACAGCTTGAATAGCACGCATACTTTCTCCATTACGAAAAGGCCTTCGATTCGCGAAGGCCCTCTTTCCCTTTTGACTAGTGCTTTGGATTAGCTCTCAATGCCATCAGCCCATCACTGAAGCACGGGGAAGCTCAGATTGTCTAATGCTTTACGCCCGCGAAATCGATAGCGCTGAACTAAGTATGTGCTTATGGTTGCAGATACAATTGTGAAGACAAATGGCACTATGAGGTCGTATTTATTCATAGCAGGGAACGCTATGCATGCGAATCCTATGAGAAACAAAACGAAGTTGCACATAACTATAAACAATGAGGTGTGATTTTCTTCTTTCAGAATTTCGCCGTCAGGCAGCTGAATGGCTGCTATACGCTTCCCTGACCATCCGCTGATGATCGACATTCTCAAAGTTTTCCCTGGCTTTATAAACGAGGTAATCAGTAGTCCGCAGTTCAAATTCATGATGCGCTCACTACCAATCTTTACAAAAGAGAAGCCGCAATGTTGAGCATCTCCGCTTACAATACCTTTACCTACTTCACTGATTACGCCTTTAACAATCCTGATCTTTCCCATGGCCTTCAATTACTCCATTCAAGCATCCATATTCGCGCCTGATGGTGTCAACAAGCCATTACATTGTCAATCGCACGGCGCCTCCTATTTGACACCTCATCCCACCCTTGGCAAATCCCTCCAGCTGCTGGTATACGACGGCGACAGCATCTCTCGCTTCATCTGCCAAGCCCTGCCACCGGGCCAGATCGTCCCTACCCTCACAGCCCCCCTGCCGTACCTCTGGTTCAACTGATCAATTGCCGCCATCAGCCGGTCGCAATTTTTCCTGGGTGGCTCTGCAAAAAGATCAGGCGTGTACTCATCGCTCTGCACGAGATTTGTTAGCAAAATCCCGACCTTCGAGTACGCATAGCCTTTCCTGAAAATACGGGTGAGCGCGTGATTGGCAGCTTGGGTCATTAAGAGCGTGTCGTTTGTGGGATGCGGCAGCACGCAGCGGGCGCTGTTGAAATAGCGCTGGTTGTCTTTGACGAAACCTGAGGTCTGTAGGTTAATGACCATCTGTTCGGCCAAACTGCCCTGCTCCCTAAGCTTTTCGGCAGCACGGGCGACGTAGCTCGCCAGAGCCTCGCGGATGGGCTCGATCTGCTTCAGCTTTGTGCCGAACATCTTTGAGCTACAGATCTCTTTTTTGAGATCGGGAGCTTGATGCATGCGCAGCCATTCCTCTCCCCTTAGCTCTCTTGCAGTCCTTTCGAGCACGCGTCCGAATGTTTTACGGATATCTGAAGGGTCAGCATGGGCGAGATCCCAGGCGGTCCTGATGCCCATGACTTCGAGCGATTTTGAGAGCCTGCGACCGACTCCCCACACTTCTTCAACCGGCGCTACCTTGAGCAGCTTGTCGCGGCGAATTGGATCAGTGAGATCGACCACGCCACCGGTTTTCGTCCATTTTTTAGCCGCGTAATTCGCGAGTTTTGCGAGTGTTTTTGTGTGCCCTATGCCGACGCCAACGGGCATCGCGCACTCGTTCCATACGCGCTCTTTAATGCTCTTGCCAATGGCTGTGAGATCACCTTGCATGCCGGTTAGGTCAGCCCAGCATTCGTCAATGCTGTAGACCTCTATGTCCGGAACGCAGGAGTGGATACAGCGCATGACTTTGTTCGACACCTCAGTGTAGAGCGCGTAGTTGCTCGAAAAAGCTACTGCGCCCTGGTGTCTAAGTTCGTCTTTGATTTCGAAGTACAGAGCGCCCATGGCGATGCCTAAGGCTTTTGCTTCACGTGTGCGAGCGATGACACACCCGTCGTTGTTCGACAGCACGACAATAGGGGTCGTAGCAAGCTCGGGGCGGAAGATTCGTTCGCACGAGCAGTAGAAGCTGTTGCAATCGACCAGAGCATAGACGCGTCTCACGGGCGCATGTCTCGAAGCAAGAAATCGACGATGCCCCAGAGCAAAACGTCGCCCTCGTCGGCCAAACGCTGAACCTCGCACGCTCGGTCTATGGTGACAAGAGAGCGCTTTTTCTCTGCATCTGTGAGTATCGAGCAGAGCTTGAATTCATGCTCGATGATGACGATTGCGGCACGCCCAGGAGCTGCCTGACTGGCACGGTTCACAACGAGTACGTCATTTTTGTGGACGCCCAAGCCAGCCAGCGCGTCGCTGTCAGCGATCCATAGCCAGATGTGCGGGGCACCCAAGCTGACGAATTCGTCAATGCTAAGCGGCCCCTGCTCGTGATCTCCAGCGGGCGCTTGGAAGCCAGTGATCTTCAGTTTTTCTGGTGAGAGGCAGAGCCGTTCCATTCGGCGGCCAGGGGTTCGAAATGCGGTATTCATCGGGCTGCCCGACACACTGTATGAACATACAGTATAGTGTCTTTTTTCAGCCGGCAAAGGGGGTGGACGATGTGTGGCGGCGTAGAAATTTCGGGCAAATACACGAAGACAGGTGAGCAGCTGAAGATCTATTTCCCGAACCCGAGAGCGGCACTGCCTGTGCTTAGCGTTTCGGATGAGGTGATTTGGGTGCCATGGGGAAGGAGACGCGAGCAGCCTGGAAAAGGCCCACAGGGCGGATGGGCGAGGCTGTCGTCAGTCGAAGAAGGCAAATGGATGAAGTACGGGCCGACGCGTGTTCGCATCCCTGCCAGCAGCTTTATGGAAAAGGACGAATCGAAGGTGAGCCATTGGTTCGATCTTGATGCGGGACAGGCGCTTGAGGGCCTGGTGATCGGCGAAGGTGATCAGCAACGGGTATATGTGATTACGACCGAGGCCATAGATGACCAGGCGTGGGTACACGACCAGTGGCCGCTGCTTTGTAGCCAGAACTGGCTTCAAGCCTAATGGCCTTGTTCATGTCGTCGATAGAGACATGGAAGTCAGGCTTTTTGATCATGCCATCGAGCACTCTCACACTCAGATTTCTGTCTTGCATGCCTCCGCCCCCTAATGTAGCGCAACCAATATATATCAAGCATAGACGTTGGTTGCCGGAATCGGACCCTAACAGGCGGTGGACCCTATACGGACCCTAAAACGTATGAACCCTAAAAAACCCGCCCATAAAAAAATCCAGTCACCGCTAAGTGACTGGATTTTCTAGGGTATTTTGGTCGGGACGGAGTGATTCGAACACTCGACCCCTTGCACCCCATATTAGCAGCATACGCCCGGTAAGCTGTTGATTGTAAAGCAATACACGCACGTAAACCACGCGCCAATATCGCCCCTTTTGGGCGTTTTGCAAACGCAGGCATGCGGGTCGCAGCGTGGGTTTTGCGCATCCTTCTCGCCCGTTCTGGGCAATCAAACTCCCTCTTTGACCGACACTACGCCCTGACCTTTATCCACCCAGGTTTCCTCTGGAGCAGATGGAGACTGCATCAGGACTACCTCGACCGTCTGGCCGTCCTTTGGGTCGGCAGGCGTGATGCGGGCGTATCGATACGGCTGCCTCAAATCGGCGTTCCAGTACGAGTTCGAGCTGCGGTTGAACTCCCAGATGGTCGCCCCCTGAGACTGGCCCATCTTCTTATCAAGATTGAGCCCCCACCCTTTCATCTTCACGACTAGCACTGGCAATTCCTCTCAGGCGAAGAGCCAGAGTATACCCGCCTGTGCTCGATTCCCCGGTAAGCCGCTCGTCTCACTCACCGGCAGACACCTTTCGCGCATACGCCTGGCATGCCGTCAGCGCGATGATGGCGCGGTCGCCTCGGTCGGCGATGCCGATAATTCGTTGAGCAGCTCCTGGGTCAATGTCGGCTCGGCCGGTGCCATCCACCAGGCATCCGGCGCCGGCGGGCGTAGGCATTTCGTTGCCACTGGCAGCACCTGCGGCGCGGGGGTTGGCGAGTAGGACTGACAACCGGAGTTCAGTAGTAGCGAGGCGATCGCGCAGGCGGGCAGCAGCTTGTTCAGCATCGGTAAGCTTCCGGTATTCGGTTTGGGATGAGGCCTGCAGGTCTCGCTCGAGCAGCAGGCGTTTCTCGTGCTCGCGCTGCAGCTGGCCGGCAGCCACGCGGCTGATCTCGGCCAGCGTGTCGGTGTGCAGCTTGTCGCGGGCGCTGAGCTGGCGTTCGTAATCCAGAGCCTGGTCGGCCAGCTGCGTGCCATAGCTGTTGGCCTGCCAGCGCCAGGCGCTGCCGGCGGCGAGCACCATCAGCAGCAACACGGTGGCCACCCCGGCAATAGCCTTGCCCGGGACCAGCTTCAGCCAGCTCACGCTGCCATCTCCCCGCCACACGCGCAGAACATGGCCAGCAGCTCGCCTTCGTCGCACGGCTCGGCTGCGCGTTCTTCGGCGTAGATCTCCAACAGGTTCGCCAGCTTGTGTTCGCGCTGGCCGTAACCGGCGCCAGGCAGGCTTGCCCAGATCGGGGCGGCGGCGGCGATGGCCGACGAGATACGGCCGGCCTGGATGTGGGGCAACGCGCCGCACTCGGTGAGCAGCTTCACGGCGGCCAGGTCCTGGGCGCGCGGGATGAAGCGGCCGATGAAGCCGTAGTTCTTCACGATCGCGTCCCAAGTGCGCGCTAGGAACTGATAGCGGCCAGCGGCAGTGGACTTGATGCCGTAGCGTGGCAGCGGCACCAGCACGCGCGGGTGCTTGCTGTAGTCGGTGAACAGCTTGCCGCCCACCAGCACATTGTAGCCGTCGTCGCTGGCCTTGATGGTGGACGTGCCTTCGCTCCAGGCGAGCATATCGAGGAAGGCGAGCACGTTCGCGCCGCCCGCCTCTTTTGCGGTAAGTCGAGCCATTGGGTTTTCTCCGGGCATGAAAAAGCCCGCGCTCGGGCGGGCTTGGAGGTTTCGGGGCGGGTCAACTGGCGTTGTAGGTCATGGCTGCGTCTAAGAGGATGTAGCCGCTACTGGCCGGCGCGAATGATGTCAGCCTGATGACGCCGTTGTTTTGAATAGCCACAGTAACCCGGCCCAGGTTAGCGCCGGCGTTGCTGTAGAACGTGGCAAATTGGCCCTCTACATCGACCAAAGGCCGGTAGCCCGTAGGCACCTGCCCCACCGTTTGCTGCAGGCCTGAGCCGGAAACATTGGTGCCGTTGAATCGCCCGGACAATGACACGACCTGGCCAGTCTTCGTGGCGGTAGGTGCAGGGTTTCCAAGAGTCCAGTAACTGGGGTTCGATGCGACCAGTGCAGCGGTCGACGTTGCCTGATCAGTGGTCGCCGAAACGACGTTACTGTACGAGCCTACGCCCAAAGCGTTTTCCGCCCTTACCCTGAACTGATACGCCGTGCCGACCTGCAGCCCCGTTACCGCGTAGCTGAGCGACGTGTTTGCCGCCGCGGCAACCGACCAGGTTGCATCTGCGGTGCGCTTGAACTCCACGCGGTACGTGAGCGGCGCCGTGCCTAAGGGCTGCGCCCAGGACAACGGCACGCTTGTTTCACCTGGGGCGCCGGCAGCCAGACCGGTTACCTGCCCAGGCGCCACGACTGGCGGTGGCGGCGTATAGCTGATCTGCCGGAGGCGGCCGTACAGACCGGATCTCATTGCAGCCTCCGATGCAGATCACTACGACGCTTCATCCAGCACCTCACGCGCAGCTTGTGCGTCTTCTGCAGGTGGATCAGCAGATTCGAACCAGTCGCCTTCCGGGCACTCCATCTGGTAGTACACCTCGCCCGCGAGGTTAATGTGCTTCACCAGCTCAAGAATATTCGAGCAGGCGGGGCAATAGTTTGGGATGGCCATGGGTCACGCTCCGTATTGAGCCCGAAGGGCATTGAGGTCAGCGACGTACTTCGTCTTGCGGGTATTGAACTGAAGCGTGATAGCGACTTGCTTTGATGCCTGGGTGCTGCCGCCGGCCATGGCTGCAACGCTATGCGCGCGGTTGAGCGTGTCGATGTCGGATTGGTACGCGGCGTTCAGAGCGGTCAGCGCCTCGGCGTGCAGAACCTTGCCGGATGGCAGCGCCCATGTTCCGTCCGCCTGGGCTAAATGCTCCATGGTTGGGCGCTCTTCGAGCATCAACAACCAGCCTTCCCCTGGCTCCGATTCTTCTAGTATTTGGGCATTGCTACCGAGCCGCCCGAGTATGTTCATGCAGCCACCTTCTCAATGCTGAACTGGCCTAGCTTGTTGGATACCTCGTTATTCAGAGATCCCTGGGCTAGGTAAAAGACGATGTAACCACCTGCCGGAACATCGAATGTCGCGCTGAGCGATATGAGCTGATTTTGTCCTGGCGTATAGCCAACACCTCGGTGATTGGCGTTTGTGGGGGCGTCGTTGTTCACACCTACGAGCACCCTGTTGCCGGTGCTACTCTGCGTATTTAGCCCGCTGATCTGAGCCCGGTATGTCCCGGCAGACGGAACGTAGAAGCGCCTTGTTGCCGCTTCGTAAGTGATGCCGCCGACGTTCGACCAGAACTCGTTGAATGGGATTTTTGCTGCAGCTGACAGGCCGGGGTTGCCGGTGAAAGCGGAACCTATCGTGCCGGCGATTACCACAGACTGCAGAGCAGTAGCCCCGGCACCAGCCTGCCAAACCGTCACCCCGCCATCATCCGTATAGAACGATTGCACCGTCACCGCACTGGCCCCGGCAGCAGGTTGCACGGGCGCTCCGCCGCCGTCTGCCTTGACGCTCGCGGGGAAGGCGACCGTGCGGCCGCCGGTGGCGTCCTGTACCCATGTGACCGTGAACACCACCACGCGGCCGCTGGGCACGCCTGCGAAGGTGAGCGCGGTTACGTTCTGGTTAAGCGCCACGCGGAAGCCAGCCGGCGATGAGAGGTCGAGCGCCAGCGCGCCGGCAGCGATGGATGGGGTTTTGAGGGCGTCCCAGGCTGCAGGTACATCGAGCGTGTCGTCAGCCGGTAGCTGCCGGAAGCGCCCGCCGGCGAGCACAACTGGACGGCGGGCAGTCATTACAGAATCACCGGGTCGTAGTCGTTGGTAACCAGCTCAGTGGCAGAGATGGCGGTGCCGAGCAGTTGGCTGACCTTGGCGCCGGCCTGGTTGGCGGGCAGGGTTTCGTCCAAGGGTACGGCGACTACTGCACCACCGGTGCCCAGGTAGTAATCCGCGCCTGGGGTGAGGCCGGTCAGTGCGGTGTTGGCTGAGTCCAGGGGGTAGACGGTGGCCGGGGCGGCGTTGGCCACGGCAGCCAGCACGAAACCATCAGCACGGCGGGCGTTGGAGTTGTCAGCCTTGCGCACGTTGAGCACGCCCGCGTTGCTGTGGAAGTTGACGAAGTTGCCTGCCGTCAGCGCCTCGCTTGCCGGGATCTGCTTGGTATTGGCGCCGATTCCCACCGGAAGAACGCTCGAGTCCAGTCGGCCGGTATCGTCCAGCGCAACCAGATCGCCGGCGTTGGCAGCGCCGCCAGAGATTACGGTTGCCACGATCTGCCGTAGCTTGCCGCCGACGAGGCGCAGGTAAGTTTTTGCAGCCATGGTGTTACTCCTCTGCCAGCGCGATCGGCTGGTCGATATTGATGATGAGTCGGGTGGGTGAAACGGCGTTGCCGATGAACAACAGGTAGCCGTCATCGGGTGGTGTTTGGGTGAGCGTGCCGGCCGGGCCGAGCCATACCGGGCCTGGCTGCCAGGTCCAGGCGGCGTCATCGAGCGGGCCGGAGAGCTGCAGGTTGATTGGCTCGCCCTGCTCGACGGCGTTGAGGGTGATGCCGGCCACTTGGTCGATGTGCGCGGCGTCCTGCAGGTCGAGGTAGCGCACCACGCCCGCCCATTCGTAGGTCACGCGCAGCGCGCTGAGCTGCTCGCCGGCGATACGCTCCACGGCAGAGCCACCAGCAGGGCCAGGCTGGCCACGACCACCTGGCGGCCCCTGCCCACCCGCAGCAGTCACCACGGCGAACACCTGCTTCCGCTCGACCACCAGCACGAACGGCTGGGCGCGCACCAGCACAGTGGGGGCGTCAGCCATGGCAGCAACCTCCGTTGCTGAGCTCCACCGGGCCATGCAGCCAGCGGCTTACGTCGCCGTTGCTCCAGGTGATGTCGAGGGTGTAGGTGCCTTTGGCCCAGGTCATGGCCGCGGTGTCGGCGGCGGCAATCACCAGCACCAGTTGCCCAGGGCCGGCGATCTGCAGGCCGCCGTTTTCTGTGGTCAGCTCCAGAGCGGTGCCCTGCTCCGGGGTGATGACCAGGCGAGCGGTGATGCCGGTGAGGTCGACGGGCAACTGGTACACCAGCTGACCGCCCCGGGCGCGCTGATCGATGCCGTTGAGTTCGTTGTATTCGAGCGTGTCGGCGTCGAGCACCTGCGCAATGCGGAACGCCTCGCGCGCCTTGTCCCGGTTGAGGCCGCTCCAACCGTTCACGCCTTCGATCCACGTCGGCCAGTCGCCCGGCAGGCCGTGGGCCGGCACTGTGAGGCGAAGCGGCGCGGTCGGCTCGATGGCGGTAATCGGCCGGTAGGTGTAGGTCGGCTGCATGAGCAGCATGGGGCTACGCAGGGTGGCGCCTGGAATAACGCGCAGGGAAAGGCAGGCCGGCTGCATGGCTGGCTACTCCGAAATAGTTGGGGCTACGGGAAAGGGAAAGGCGTGCGGCTGTAGGTAAAGTCAGCAACAAAGCGCAGGCCGGCTTCCCAGCTCATGCCTGGCGGCAGATAGATGCCTAGGTACCCGCCGTTGTCGATTTCTACGATTGCGGCCTGGGGCCCGCCTTCCGAGCCTTGGCAGCTGATAACCGCCCGCGCTGGCCCGAATGGTATGTTCACTGGGCGCAGTGCGGTGGGCAGTTCGAAGGCCAGGGTATCCGGCGCGCCAAAGCTGCCAGTGCGCAGCGCGGTGATGTTGAACCACACCCGAACCACGTCCCCCTCGGTGCGGGAGAATGCCCAGCCTTGCCAGTCATCGGCATCGGACAGCGCAACCGTCGACCACGGCGCAGCTCCACCACCCGCCCCAGCCAGCGCCTCGAGCATGCCGGCAGTGATGCCAGCGAACACGATGGTGTCTGCTGGCCAGGCTTGTGCCGTGGTGCCTTCCTGCCCGCGCTGCAGGCCAGCGGCTGTGATACGTACGATCTCGTAGACCGGCGCCGGGTCGTTCAGGCAATCGGCCTTGTCCGTGAGGGTGAGCACGTACTCGCCGGCGCCGGAGAGATCGAGGCGGGCGAGTAATTCGGGCGTTACAGGCAATACGGTGCCGTCGGCGGCCAGCTCAGCAGTGAGCAGGCCAGCCCAGTTATCGATGAAGTTCATGTCACACCCAGGTGCAGTATTTATCGGCGTGGCGGACAACCGCCCCGGTGATGGGGTTATACGAGCCAAAGGCCCAGGGTTTTTCCAGGTAGTTGGGGTCGTTATGGGCAATCTTGTGGACGCCCGAATCCTTGCCGCCTGGGTGCAGGGCATCTCCCACCCAGACCTCATAGTCGGGATCATCCTCGGCGCGATTCACGCGCGGCAATTGAGGGGCAAGAAGCTTGTTGGAGATGATCAGCACCTGATTTTCTGAAACGTCGCTGACGCCCGGCAGTGGGTGGCTCGGCTCGTAGGACGTAATGCCGTCAATGATGCCGCGCAGCTCGCCGCTTACGGTGTATAGCTCCTGGCCCTGGGCGCTATAGACATCGGTAAACGTGCCCGTCTCCAGATCCGCCGCGCCAGTACCGACCGTTACCGTCTCCAGCGAGGCGCTGGTGCCGCCGGCCTCCAACGTGGCGGTGATGCGCTGCAGCGTGTTGCTGGTGCGCGTCTCATAGCCACCGCCGTAGGACCTGTCGACGTGATTGGTCAGGCTGAAGCGCACCAGTTGCGCCACCCCTTGTACATACCAAGCCCAGATCGCTACCGCGTACTCGGTGATAATCGTCTGACTGCCTCGGCTCCAGCTGTCCACCGCAGTCCAGCCCGAACCTGGCGGGGGGCCTTCGGATTGCATACGCTCAACGTTGCTGATGCTGGGGTCGCTGTTTGACCAGAGAACGACACGGCGCTGATCGAGATCAGCCTGTGTTTGCACATTGTTCGTGAACTGCCCGGTTGTGTCAGTGAAGCGCTGCAGTACGTTGATCGTGTAATCGAACCCTTCTTCGCCGACTGTGTAAATCACCTCGATGATCGCCCGACCAAACAACGTGCGCTGCGAGAAATCCCCTTCGCGCACCCGAGGAGTGAGCCGGTACAGGGTGCGCCTGCCATCCGGGCTTTCGTCCATCGCGTGGTACTGGATGGAAACTATTGGCAGGCCTGCGGCCTCTAGCACGCCTTCAAGCCCGAACTCAGCAACGCTAAGCTCCTTGTTGCGCACCCCTCGCCCGTTGATTTCCGAGTATATGTACAACGTCTGGTTGAGGTCGTTGAACGTCATCGTGGTGAGGCGCGTCAGTGTGCCGCTCCCGGGAACGTAGACTGGGTAACCGTCAGAGCCGGCCCCACCGTACCAGGCCACCGATCGGCTCTCTACGCCGGTGGTATTCGCCCGAAGGATTGCCCGGCTGAGCCACTGCTCATCCGGGTTTTCTGACTCGACCTCAGGCGCCGGCAACCCGATATCCCAAAGGAAGGTATGGTTGAAATCCGGGTAGAGGCAGGGCATGTTTGCGCCACTTGGCAAGTGCAACGTGCCACCTTCGCCGCGCCGCGGCCCATCAATCAGCCCGTGCCAGGGCCAACCCCACATCACGAGTTCGGGATCAACCGGGCTGTTGGGTATCATCTTTGAACTCCATTACCACCTCAGCGTTGTTCGCGTCCGCCATTACAAGCTTCTTGACGCTGCGCATCTTTGCCCAGGCCAGACCATCAGTCGTGGGAATGAGCGCTTCGGGGAAGTACTCGCGCTGGGCGGCACTCACCTCGATGAGCGGGCTGGCAATGCCACCGCCTGGGCTGCCCGCAGGTGGTGGCGTGTAGGTGCCTGTGCCGGTCTGGCCTAGCAGTGGGCCGCGGGGCTCGACGGTGCGCAGTGTTTTGCGCGGGCGCGGTACGTTGACGATCGCGTTGATGTCATCGGCCTGGCTCTGCCCGGTACGGCGCGCGATCATCGCCTGACCACTCGCACGCCGTGCGGCGCCGTTATCGCTGGCCTTACGCTGCGCCGTGTTGGCCGCCTGAATTGCACGGCGTTCGCGTTCGGCTGGTGACATAGCTACAGCTCCAGTTGATCGTTCGGTATGCCCACGCGGTACGTGCGCGCGGCTTCGGCCTTTTGCTCGTCGCGGTATTCGGCGGGCACGTCGCGCGGTTTCACCTTGAAGGTGCGCGGGTACTGCTCGCCGCCAACGGCTCCGGCCCAGTTGCCGGTGAAGCCCAGCCAATCCTCATCAAACGGTGGTGCACCTGGGCGCCCACCGAGGTAGGTGCCCAGCGGCTGCGCGCCGCCGGATGGGTCCGGCAGCGAGGTATCTGGGCTGGCTGGCACCTGCAGAGGGTCGCTCACGCCGCCGCCCGTCATCACCGCGATGCTCAGCGTGGTGATGGCGGTACCGGCGCCGAGGTCGATCATGTGCTGGATGCGCCGGCACTTGCCGGTTGCGCGGGCTTTGTCGTCGAGGCGCAGCGTGTGCACCAGGTCGATGGCCAGGGCCATGTCCGTAGGCACCTGCCAGCTCACTGTGGTGCCGCGGTTGGCTTCAACCAGCGTGGTGCTGCCGCGGTGCAGCAGGCATTCCAGCGCTGCCACGCGGCGGGCGTCGTCTGCCAGTTCCTCGCGGCGGCCTTGGCCGTTGGGTGCTTCGCTCTCCCAGTCTTCGGTGCGGCTGTTCTCCACCTCGAAGCTGGTTGAGTCGCGGCTGATCACGCGGGTGGCTTCTGCGTCGCCCAGCGGCGTGTACAGCGCCAGCTTGTAAGTCTCGGTGACGGTCTGCACCCAGCGCCGCCCGCCTGTTGCGGAAGCGCTGAGCCACAGGCCGGTTTCGCTGTTGATCCACGGCGTGCCGTCATTACAGGGGTCGGCCATGGTGAGCGGCAGCTGGAAGCCGCCAACCCGCCCGATGATCTGCATACCGGTGCCGGTGACCGCGCTTTCGATCATGTCCGTGCTGGGCAACTCGGTGCTCGGGTAACGCCACACGCAGAAGCCCTGCATGCCGCTCAGGCCACCCATGCCGGAGTGTGTCCAGCCGAACGACTGGTTGAGCTGCCACAAGCGTGCGTAACGGTAGTCGAGGGTGATCTCGACATAGTTCGTGGTACCGCCGTGGGCCTGCAGCTCAAGCTGCACGCTGCCGTCCAGCGTCTGGCCTGGGCCAAACACATAGTGCGGCAAGGCGGCGGCGTACCAGCTGGTCACGCGCAGGTTGCCGGCGGCGTCGCAATCGAGGCTGGCGGGGCGTGTGCTCAGGCGTTCGCCGCCGTAGTCCCAGCGGCTGCGGCCTTCGACCGGCTCGAACACATCCGCCGACCAGTAGCCGCCGCACAGCGCGTCGACCTGCTCAACGCTCAAGCCCTCGATGCGCTGCTGCAGCTGGTCGCTGCATTCGCAGGCGAGCACGCGGGTGGTGGCGTCCCAGGTGGGCAGCTCGAGCAGGCCGGTGTACAGGCGCGCTTCGGTCACCACGCCGTAGCGATCGCGGCTGATGTAGTCGAGCGTCACGGCCTTGCCGATCCACTCATGCGGCAGCACCGGTTGCCCGGGCGCCAGGTACAGGCTGAAGCCCGCCACCGCGGCGGCGCCCTCTTCCCGGTCCACGTCCAGCTGGCCGGTGAGAATGCTGGTCATGTCCAGCCCACCCACCAGCAACCGCACCCGCCACACATAGGAGGTGCCGTGCACGCGGTACTCCGGCTCAGGCTGCGGCGCCACCCCGGCCCGGAGCGTGTTCAGCGGCCCGCTGTTGAGCGGCGATCCGTTGATCATGTTCAGGCCTCTTCCCAGGTGATGGACCAGCTGTGGGTGTTATTGCTGCGGTTCTGCGATTCGCTCGGCCGGCGGCATAGCACCGAGAAGACGGGAAGCCAGCTCGCCATATAGCGCTCTGCACCCTGAACTGGCGGGATAGTCAGCACGCCCGCACCGTTGTCAGGGCCTGACACATAAGTGCTCGGCACCTCGACCCATTCATTGCCAACCAGCGCCAACCCCCACGGCGCGAAGTCCGGGCGGGGCGTGCTGTCGAGAACGAACGTAGGTCCCAGGCCTGACTGGTTGTGAACCTTGGTGCTGCGCAGTTCCAGCGGCAGGCTGTAATCCAGGCCGCATAGGCCCGGCGGCATCCATCCTGCCCCGGAGATACTCCCTGCCGAGCGGCTCCAGTGCAGCTGCTTGACCCCCGCCCCGCCGCTCATCCGCAACACACTTTCACCGCCGATAGGCTCGATGCTTTCTTCAGGCGCACCGGCGTGCAGCACAATCGGCACGCCGCCGAGCATGAGGGGTGGCAATGCCATAGGTGCAGCTCCAGAAATAAGAAGCCCGCCGGGTGGCGGGCTGTTGTTACCGTGGGCGGCCGTGCTTCATGGCAAGGCGCCGCATGTTGGACTCTTGCGATTGAGGCACCATCACCGTCACCGACTCGCCACCGAAGTTGAAGTCGAACGACCCCATATGCTCAGGCCCGGCGGCGCGATCGAGCAGCGCCTGGCTGGGCTGCGGGATGGAAGGCAGCATGCGTGTCGGCGCAACCAGCCCACCCTCGGCGTAGCCAGGGAAACGACCCATGGTGTTTTTGAAGCCGTTGCGGCGCACCTGCTCCAGGAACGACAGCGCGCCCGGCTCGTTGACCACGCGCTTCGGCATTACGTGTTCATCCGCGTGCACCACGCCGGCGGGCTTGTACTTCGAGCCCGCACCAGTCCAGCCGCCTTCAGCGAATCCTGGAGCCGGTGCGCCCCCATCTGGTGGCAGGGTTGGTGTGGCAGCGCTCACGGGAAGCACAACGCCCTTCCGCTGCAGCGAGTCGATCAAAGATTGGATCTGCGAGCGAACTGCTTCAATGCTGGCTTCGTCTACCGTCAGGCTGACCGGCATACCTTCCAGCTTCTTCGCTTCCGCCTGGAGCTCGGCCATCTTCTGCCGAATATCCGCAAGCTTCTGGTCGGCCTGCGATTGCTCGATGTCATTCGCGGCCAGCTCGACTCCCTGTAGCTCCTTGATGAAACCGGCGAACCCGTAGGTGTTTTCGCCTGCCGCTGCAAGGTCGGTAAGGATCTTAAGCGCCGCCTGGGCCTGGGCCTGGGCCGTACTGATATCGCCCCGCGCCAATGCCTGCTTCGCTGCGAGCTTCAAGTCCTGAGCATCGCCGAATGTCGAACCAGCGCCGCCAGACAGGCCGGCAAGCGCCTGCTGGTAACGCTCCTCGATCTTCAGTCGATCTGCCTTGACCTTCTCCACATCCTTGAGAGCGGCCTTCTCTGCTGCAGCCTGCTTCTTCACGGCATCCGCAGCGGCCTTGACTCCAGCATCTCTAAGCTTCCCAAGTTCAGCCAATTCCTGGCGCTTCGCGGCAGTCTTCTCGTCGGCCGCTTTTTTCTGCTCGGCGAGTGCTTGATCCTCCAGCTCTTTCTGTTTGCGCTGCTGTTCCTGCTGAGCCTTGTAAGCCTCCAGCGATAATCCGTTCAGGTTTGCACCGAACTGAGCTATCTGATCTTCCAGCTCCTTTTTCCAGGCCTGCAGGCCTTCGGGATCGAAGTACTTCATCAACTGGGAAGTTGTGCTCGAACCCAGGAAACTGTCACCTGTTATGGCGTTGTTGACCTCTTTAAGCGTTTTCTCAAGCTTCGTCAGCTTATCGACGTTGCCGGTCGCCTTGGCTGCGGCGTATCCGATCTCATCGCCCAAGGTTACGAAACCGCTGCCCGCCTGCACCGCGGCACCAGCCAGCTGGATCATCGCAGAAGCAATCTTGACGAGATTTTCAACAATCAGCGGGTCGCCCACTACCTTAGTAAGCTCCTCGATCGACTCTACGAGGGGCGTCATGTCCGCCTGGCTAATCGCTGACTCCCAGGCGTTGTTCAGGCGTGTAAGTGCATCACCGACAGTGATGTTCATGTTATCCACGGCTTTGCCCAGGTTATCCAGCTGGGAAATCAGCGCAGGCACCCATACGTCGGTGGTGAGTTGGCCCTCAGTTGCCATCTTAGCCAGCTCTTCACGTGTCTTGCCCAGCGCAGCACTAAGCGCATCCGCGATCGCAGGAGTGTTTCGAAGCATCGACTGGAACGCATCACCTTGAAGTTTTCCATCAGCAAGTGCGTTGCTGAACTGCTGCATGACAGATGCAGCACGCTCTCCTTTTGCAGCGCTAGCGACCATGCCAAGGCCAACTGCTTCAACAAAACTCAATACTTCTGGGTTGCTGAAGCCCCGCTCGCGCAACGGCGAAAGTGAGTTGATGAAGGTTTCGGAGTTGGCTTTCATGTCAGTGAAGGTGCGATCGCTAATTGCGCGCAAACGCTCCATACCGTTCTCGTACTCGGCCTGGCTTCCAGTCGCGAGCTTGATGCGGTCTGATAGTTCGGTCCAACTATCGGCAATACGTACAACGCCCTGAAGCGCTCTGACAGCTGCGTAAGCGCCGCCGGCCTGAGCAATTAGAGACGTCGCACCGGCACCTGCCGCCGATCGGCCCTGTAAACCATTCAACTCGCGCAACGCCAGCTGCTGTTCACGGATGCGCTGGGTCATGGTGCGGTGAGCGATGCTTAGCTCGTTTGCGGTGAGTCGGCCGCTGCCCTTGAGTAGTTCGTACTGCTGGCGAACCCGACCGATCTCCGACTGCAAGCGCCGATACTGCGACACGCCAAGGTCACCCATCGCGCTGGTGATGGCCCCTTCCGCCCGGACACCGCCGGTTGCCTGGGCCATCTCGCCGCGGAGCCGGCGCTGTTCAGCGGCGAGGTTTCTCACATCCACACCAGCAGCTTGCAGCTCTCGGCGGCGCTTTACGATCCCCTGTCGAGCCGCGTCTTCGGCGCGCTCCATCCGGTTGAGCTCGTTCACCGCCTCTTTATAGGTGGCGTTCAGCTCCCTGCTGGGCGAAGCGGTGCGGGCAAGCTCGTTACCCAGGTCACGCACACGATCTCGGGCGGCGACAGTCTTTCGGCCAGTTTCCTCAAGCGTCTTCTCCAGATCCCGCAGCCCATTCACCTGGCGCAGCGGCTTCTCGATGGTACGCACCATCTCCTCGAACTTGCGGCGAAAGCCAGCAACGCCCTTCGAAGCACCGGCATCATCAAAGTTTAGCCGCAGCTCTACGTCAGCCATACATCACCCCTTCAGCGCACGCACATACAGCGACCATGGATAATCAAGAGCGCGGGAGTGGCCCAGCACTATCATCTTGCTGAGAACACTGTCGAACTCAGCGATGGCGGCCTTTAGGTCTTGGTGACCTTGGCCAGCATGGCGAAAAAATGAGGGTTTACCTCCTTACAGGCCGCCACCACCTCATGCAGGTCACTTGGCCGCATCTCGCCGATCTCTTCAACATTCAGGCTGGTGAATACAGGTAGGTCCGAGAGACGAATGTCAAAAAGAACCTCGTCGACAAGGTTTCCGGTTCCCTCCGTTTGCAACAGCTTGCGGACGTTCCCGACGGTCAGTTCGCGCACGGTGATTTCCTTGCCACCGACACCAATGGTCTTTGTTTTCCCGATGCTGCTCATACTTTCCTCCCGGCATAAAAAAACCCGCCGCAGCGGGTTTTAGATTCGATTTCTCAGTCGTGAATTGAGGTCAGCTTTCCATTCGTGATTATCAACCTGACTGTCTTTGCCCCTTCGCAGGGGAACGACCAATGCTCTCTGACTGATGATTTAGTCGTTGTAGTAGAAACATCAGCGGGGAGACTCCATAACTCGCTCTGCATTAAATCAAGCTTGGGCATTCCAATTGACAAACCTCGGTGCCGTTCACGAGCAATACAGGAAGCCATTTCTTTAGTCTTCTGCTCAAAGTTCTTGCGCCGAATCTCGGCGAGCTCCTTATCCAGAATCTCGCCCCTAACCCGGTACTGCTCCATCTTTTCCGCATGCTCGCGATTAAGTTTCTCTAAATACGTTTCTGGATGCTGGTAGCGAATCACTTCGCCCTGGCATTCCTTATCCGAAAATACGGTGGTCCCGTTAGGGCCTGGGCACTTGTAGATTGTTGATGCAGCTACAGCCTGAGACGACACCAACAAAAAGACGACCGTAAAACGCATATGGCTTCCCTCCCATTCAATGGGCGGAATCTACCATCAAGGCTGTATGAAAGCCCAGCTAGCTGCCTGGAATCATCGGGAGTAGGTTTGCCGAACCTTAAGCCAAGGAGCGGCCATGAACAGCCCGTCCGACACTATCGCAAAACTGACAATCGTTTATGAAGACTCGAACGGTGATATCAGCCAGCGAGGCATATCCGTCACCGAGTTCAACAGCGAGTACATCACCGGGCTTTGCCACCTGAGACAACGAGAGCGAACGTTCTCAATTGAACGTATCGTTTCTTGCGTTGACGTGGACACTGGCGAAGTGGCAAACGATGTTTTGGCCCACCTGAGTGCCAGGTACTCAAGATCCCCCCAGCGCTCGGCAGATGTTCTCTATCAGAACCACTACGAAGCGTTGCAGGTTCTCGTGTATGTTGCCCGCGCTGACGGTCAGCTCAGGGAGGCTGAGCGCAACGTCATTACTGCAGCCTGCAAGGTAATAACTGGCGACGCGCGCATTACTGACCAACAAGCCAAAGAACTGATTGATCAGGTAGGACACCCCAGCCTTCATTCCTTCAAAATCGCAGTGGGCAAGGTGCTTAAGCGCGGAAATGAAACCACGATGAAACGCCTGCTCATCGCCTGCCGAACCATCGTCGCCACGCAGAAGAACATCACTGCTACCGAGAAAGAAGCGTTGGACTATATGGCCAAGCGATTCCCGCTTTCCGCCTGATCAGATCGAGCCATCCTTGGCCCTGGCCGCTTACGCAGCGGCCGGCAGTTCCTTCTTGATGCGGAAGTACTTCGAGGTACCGGCGCCCACCTTGGTGTCGTCGCGGAGCACCTTGGCGGTTGCTTCGAAGGCGCCGAAGTCTTCCGTGTTGATCCAGTCCATGGTGGTGGCCAGGTTCAGGCGACACATGAAGAATCGCGCCTCAACGCGTTTCTGGGTGCCGGCTGCGTTCTCGCCCTCGAACAGGAACTCGAAGGTTTTGCCACTGTTGGTCAGGGCTTCGATCACATCGACGGCGGCGCTGCTGTAGTCGACCGCCACCAGGTACGGCGTACCCGGCGTGGCGGTTTCCGCGGCGATAATGGCCGCCTCCAGCGCGCCACCGGCTACAACCTCGATGCCCGAGCCGGTCATGATCCAGTCATCGAACTCTTCGAACTCGGTGGTGCCCGTCGCGCCGCTCACCACGTTGGTCACTGATGCAATGGCCAGCGGCATGTGGTCAAGGGCAATGGTGCCGTCTACGCCTGCACGCTTGATCTCGGCGGTGTGGGTGGAGGCCGGCACGGTGGTGGCATCACCCCACACCAGCGCACTGAGCACCCAGGTGAAGATCTCGCGGAAGTTGATGGCGAGGCCCATGGAGGTCACGCGGTCGAGGGAGTCGTATTCACCGCCCTGCGGGGTGGTGGTGTCGCCCAGGGTCAGCGAGTTGGTTTCGGTGGTGTGCTGGATGGTCGACACCAGGCCGACCTTCTGGAACGGCAAGCCGCTGCCGTATTCACGCGCTTTGAGGTGACCACCGATCACCACGGTTTCTTTGCGGATCGCCATGTCCTACTTCTCCTGCTTGGCTTCAGTAGCAACCACGCCTGCGAGTTGCAGGAAGGCCTTCTGACGCGCGGTGACTTTGATGGTGTCCTTGGCGGCGTACTGCTTGCCGTCGTGGGTGTGCGCCTTCACGAGTGTTACCTCGGTGGTCGGCGCTTTTTTCGGCTCAGCCGACTCCGCTGCCTTGCCGGCAGGTGCGTTGGTTTCCATGGGCTTACCTTTCGATAACGGTGTGCAGGTGCACGGGGATGAGAACGGTGGCGGCTCTCTCGCCATTGCCAGGCGGGAACTGCTCGGGCGCGCCGACTGTGATGCGGGTGATGCCACTGCGGAACGGCAGCCAGGCCGCGGGCTGGCCCTCGGAGGTGATCAGCGCCCGCTGAAGGTCGACCTGCAGGTCATCGAGCGAGTCTTCGTAGTTGTCCAACCCCACGTCGACGGCGCCGATGACATAGAAGCCCACCTGGCTGATGTGCCCATCAGGCCCGCGCTTGGGCGGCAGATCCTTGGCCTTCTGCACGACGATGATGGGAAAGCCCACCTCATCGCTCGACATCACCTCGTTGAACCAGCCCGTTTTCACGTTCTGGCCCGCGTTGGTGATGTGGCCGTTGCCCACCGTGACCGACATGAGGTGCTGCACCAGGGCCTTGCGGCCCAGGCTCAGGGGGTTGGTGATCATGGCTTTTGCTCCATGCAGGCGGCGACGATCCAAGTGCCGTCGTCGGAGATGGTGTCTTCGACGAGGTAGCGTTTGCCCGGCGTGACGAAAACGCCGCCGCGCTGCACGCTGCCCAGCTGCTCGGTGCGGAAGCTGATGCCGATTGCATCACTGCGCCAGAGGCCTTCCGGCCCGTTCTGCACCAGGTTGTGATCGATGATCACATCGATGCAGTTCACTGGCGCGGCGTTGGTGGGCGGGATGTATTGGGCGGTGCCGTCCTTCAGGGTTGCGACTACACGCTTTTGCATGCGGTCGCGCATGGCTGCCCAGCTCATGGCTTAGGCCGTGACCGGGTGGCCGAAGGTGCCATTGAGGCGCACGCGGCCAACTGCGGATGGGTTGGCGGCCACGGCCACTGCAACGCCGAGCAGGTAGTTACCAGTGCCCGGCACGTTGGTGGCCAGGCCACTGCCACTGATCATGTAGATGGGCTGGCCGATCTCCCACGCCTGGGCGCTGGTTTTCGGCACCTCGAATACGCCGGTGGTTTTGAGTTCGCACTCTTCGCCCACGGCCGCATTACTGGCGGCTACGCCGATGAGGCTGTTGACGCGCACCAGTTGGCCGGAGGTGATGGCCACCAGCGCGATGATGGTGATCATGTCGCCATGCTGTTTGAAGTTCTTCACGGTGATTCCCTCGAAGCTGAAAGGCGGAAACAACAAGGGCGCCGAGTGGCGCCCTATGCGGTGGTGGCTGGGTTAGGCGCCGGCGTTCTTGTAGGCACCGCGGTAGTCGATCCACGCTGCGCCGAACACCAGGCGGGCCTTGATCTCCATGCCGTCCACCTCGAAGCCCTCGCGCGTTTCGGTGAACACGCCCTGCTCGCCTTCCAGGTAGGCGTATTCGAACGTATCCACAACGCCTGGGGCAGCGAAGAGATACCACTGGTTGCCGGTAATGCGGGCGTCGACGATGACGGTCAGCGAGGTGTTGCGGCCATCGTTGATGTCCGCGTTCTTGGCCGGCACGTAGTTGGAGCTGGTGAACTGGTAGGCCTCCAGCTCTTTGTCCGGGCCGACCACCAGGTACTGTGGCTCGATGTTGAGGAAGTGGCCCGCCTTGGACTTCTGCTTGCGCATCGCTGCACGAGCGGCTGCCAGGGTGGTGGTGTTGATCGGGCCGGCGCTTGCGGCCAGGTTGCCGTGCGCTGCATCGAACACGGGTACGCCGTCCACGAAGTTGACGGTGCCGAGCAGCAGCGCCCACACCAGGTCGGACTCGGTCTGTGCAGCCGCAGCGCCCAGCGCCTGCGGAATACGGGTCATGGCGCCCAGGTCGTCGTTGACGATGGCTTCCCAGGTGATGGCGATGATCTTGCCGAACTTGGCGACCTTGAGCGGCGCGCCATCCTCGGTGAGGGTGCCGTATTTGTATTCGCCGTGCTCGTTGACCTTCTCCAACGCGGAGATGTCGCCGAGGGCAGCGCGGGTTACGGCGCGGAAGTCCGGCACGGTGGTCTGGCGGCCCAGTGGGCGCCAGGTCTGCGGGGCCAGCTCGTAAGCGGCGCGCAGGGTGCGATTGACGGTGCCGCCCAGCAGCAGCGGGAAGTCGCTGGTGGTGTGCATGCCTGCGGCGCGGAAGGCCTGACGGTCACAACCCAGTGCCGCGCGAGCGACTTCTTGCGGGGTCATGCCGCGAACGTTGCCGCCGACCAGTTCGATGGATTCGCGTGCCATGTCGATAAGGCGCATGCCGCGGAATTCGCGGGCGTTCTCTGCCAGGACGATAGCCGGGTTGCAGCGGTGCTGCAGGGCGTTTTGCATGGCATTGCGCTTTTCGGTCAGCACGGCCTGGTCGACTTGGCTGGTGACCTGGGTGGCGTGAGCGCTGCGGCTTTTGCCCTGGTCGCCGTCCTGCTTCGCGGCCAGCTTGTCGATCATCTCGGCGCTGGCGTCGGCGACAGCCAGGCCGCGCTCGATCATCTCGTCGGCGACGTCTTCACCCAGGCCGACCTTGCGGGCCATCTGGCGGATGGTGAGGCTGCGCTTGCGCTCGGCGTCTTGGGCTTCACGGCGTAGCTGCTCGTCGGCCGCGCGCTTCTCTTCTTCGGTCATTGCTGTTTCCTCTGGGGTTGTAGGCGCGTCGGCCTGCGGTTCGGTTGGCTGTTCGGCTTCCCGAGTTTCGAAAATGGTGGTGGTGCGCTTGCCCTTGTACTCGGCGGGCGTCGCAGCGCTGCGAACCTTGGCGCCGTCGTCGAAACCGATCGGCACGAGGGAGATTTCTGTGGGCTCCCAGTCGGAGGCCCGGTACACCGGAAGGGTGTCGTCGCCGTCTTCGACCAACACGTAGCGGTGCACCATGTAGCCCACGCTGATGTTGCGCAGGATCCCTTCCTTTACGTCGCGGAAGATGGGCTCAACGTCATCACGGGAGCTGAATCGGATCACCGCGTGCCCTTCACTGCCGTCCAGCCAAGCGCGCTCAACTACGCCTATCACGTCGTCGAGATCCCACTGGCCGTGGGCGTTCAGGAATGGGGCACCGTTGTTCAGGCGATCCATACGGATGGCGGTGTCGCTGACCTCCAGCTCTTCCATGTATTCGCCGATCGACCACGACCACCGCTTACCGCGCGAGCCAGTGGTCCAGGTGATTTCGACGGTGCGGTCTTCCGTGTTCAGCGTGCCGGGGCGAACTGCCGCGCGGATGTGCTGAATGGGTGTTTCAAGCGTTTTCGTCGTCGCCGTCATTGGTCTGGCTCTCGTCGTTGGTTTGCGGCGGATCGACGTCCGTCGAAGGGATCACGGTGCCCGCCGTACGGGCCTGGGTTAGGCCGGCGTCAGATACCTTGCGTGGGTCGCAGTCGAGGACCAGGCCGAGCTTGTCGAACAGGTCGTTGTACTTGGCGATCTCGGCGGCGTGGCCGTCTGGGTCGGTGATGCCCAGTTCGCGCAGTGCGGTTGGCCAGGTGACCAGCCCGCTGCGCAGGCGGTCTTTGACGGTTTGCGTCTCGGACTTGGGGTCGACCATTTCGCGGCGCGGTGGCACCCACTCGGCTTTCACGTCCGCCAGCACGCCACCAGGCAGCAGCGCCTGTGCTTCCATGAACCACTCCCACACGCGCTCGCACATTTGCGGGATCAACATGCGCCATTGCCACACATCAACCCGGCGGGCGAAGTGCAGCCAGCCCATGCGGCCGCTGGAGAAGTTCACGCCTTTAAGATCGCCGACCATAAGTTCGTACGGGACACCGAGCCCTACGGCGATGGCGTGCAACGCTTGCCACGAGTAAGGCTGGTAACCGTTGAAGGTCGGTGGTGTAGCGAAGCTAACCTCTTGACCCGGCCCAGTCCGCTGGATGATTCCGGGTTCCATCCGGTCGAGCAGAGGCGGCATTTTCCCGGGTGACTGGTCGCCATCAGAAATGAAGGCAGCGAAGCATGCGGCAATCTTTGCCTGCTCCATGACCGCATCTTCCATTTCGTCGAAGTTGCGTAGGCGCTGCATCACCGGAGCGAGCCAGGTATAGCCGCGCACCTGGCCAACTCGCTTGGGCAGAAACACGTGGATCACGTCTTCAGCCGGCACGCGCTTGGACTGCAACGCGCGCATACCTCGGTTGGCACCGGGGTGTTGGTCAAACAGCCAGTAGGCTACGCGCTTGCCGATGGCATCGAACTCGATGCCCTGGATGATGGTGTTCGCGCCGATGTCGCCATTCTTGGCGTCGTCGATAAAGTCCGGCTCAAGCAGTTGCAACTGCAGCGGCACGCTCAGCCCGTCGGAGGCGTAGCGGCGGCGCCGCCGGATCAGGCACTCGCCCGCCTCTGCGGCGCACTCGGTGACCTTGTGCTCAAGGCCGTAGAAGTTTTCCAGGCCGTCGGCATCGCATTCGGTGGTTTCACCCCAGCTGGCCCACAGATCGGCAAGGCGCTTGTTGTCGCGGTCCTTGTTGGACTTGGGGCTGGGCACGATGCCGTAGCCGACCACGTTGTCAGCGATGCCGCTGATAGCACGCTCGGCGTATGGGTTGTTACGGCGCAGGTCGCGGGCGCGGTTGCGCAGCAGGGCCAGCGCCGGAGCGTTTTCGGCGTTGGCGTCAGCACCTGTGGCACGCCAGCCTGCGTTGCGGCGACCGCCGGCGGCACCTTCGAAACGGCGCTTCATCACGTCGAGCGTGAGGTCGGCTTGCATCTTGTGCACGCGAGCCACCGCACGCTTCGCGGCGTAGCCGGGAAACAGGTCGTCGATGATGCGCATGGTCAGTAGCCTTTAGAGAACGAGGTGAAGGTACGTCCGCCGTTACAGTTGGCGTTGAGCCCAAGCTCGTCGCGCATCAGGCGCAGGATCTGCAGCATTTCCGACACGCTGCGGTAGGTGACACTGCGGTCGGCGTAGCGGACGGACAGCTCGCCGCCCGCGATTGCCGCCTGCAGCGCCTCGTATTGCTCGAGGGTGTAGGCCATCACTATCGTTTCCAGTAGTTGGATTTGGCCCGTGGGCGTTCTTCAGTGCTGACGGCGGATTCGCCACCGACCTGCGGTTCTTCAGCTAGGGCGTCGAGGTCGAGACCGAATCGCTGCTGACTGATGCGCAGCGCAGCAATTGCCCCAACCAGGCAGTCGAGCGCCTCGTTGCGACGGCCCTGGGCATCCCAGCGATGAACCCGCAGGCCATTGACGATCTTCGGCACCTTGACCTCAGAGGTCAGTTGCTTCACTTCGCTCTCGTCGCAGATGTCGCTGTTTGCTGGCAGGTGGATCACGCCAGGCTGGCACTCGCCGGCCTGCGATTTTGCCGTATCGACTTCGAGCTTGAGGCGGCTGTAGATCAGCTCCTTGGCGTTGTCGGTACCGATCTCGGTCAGGTAGACCTTGGCCTTGCTCTTGGTGCGCGGCATGTTGGCAATTGGCTTGCCGTACTGGCTCGCGCCCCTGGTTGGGATCACCCAGAGCAGACCGTGCTTGCGGCTGGCGGCGTACACCTCATCGGTGTAGTGGCCGCCGGAGTCCCAACCCCAGCGGTCGACCTTCATTACCAGGCCATCCGCGCGGGTGAACTGCCGCTGTAGTTCGATACCCGCCTTGCGCTGCAGCTCCTCGCTTGCTGGGTCGCCCATGAGGATGAAGCGGTAAACCAGCCAAGCCTCCTCGCCCGGCCCGAACGCCCACACGCGACCTTCCAGGCGGTCGTCTTGCGTATCGATAAAGCCGGTCAGCACCACAGCGCGCTGCGGCACCTGGCCTGTCCAGACCTCGCGCCGACCATAGAGCGCTTCCCAGTCGACCTTCGATTGCACCTCCTCCCACATCTCGCCGAGCGTGGTGTTGGTGAAGGTGATCAGCTTCTCGCGGTCGCCTTTGATCTTCAGCCACTCTTCGGCAATCTTCAGCCAGGCTGACCATGTGCTGTAGATGGCCCAGCAGTAGAAGGCCACAGACTTGGGCGTGCGTATGGGCTGGTCGTCCTTGTCGAACCAGTCCATGGAATCGCGCGTCCAGATGCCGGTCACGTCGCATATCCAGCGGCCGTGTGGCGAGGCGGCAACCATGTCCTGGTGGTAGAAATTGTCGCCGCAGCTCTCGCAGACGTACCAGGCTTTGGTGGCCTGCCCGAGCGAATCCTTTTCCCACTTGAGGCCGTAGCCGCAATCCTTGCCGCCGAACTTCAGCGTCTGCTCGTGCTGGCAGTGCGGGCACGCCACGTAAAAGCGAAGGCGGATCGGTGACTCTTCAGCGGCCTTGTTGATCTGGCAGCTTCCAGCCTTCTTCGGCGTGGAACCCCGGATCGACTTCGGGTACGTGGCGCCGTCCAGGCGCTTGTCGCCGAGGGTAACGGCGTCGCCCTCGCCCTCGATGTCCGGGTCGAAGTTGGACAGTTCGTCGTAGATCGTTTCGTCAGCAGACAGCTCACGGTAGTTGCCCGATGCGGTGCCGCCGCGAATCCACAGGCTCTTACGGTTCGAGAACGTCTTCGCCTCGATGGTGTTATCGCGGTGCTTCTTGCCGAACCAGGGTGCAAGTTCCTTGATCACCGGCACGTCGCGCACCAGGCCGTCGACGTGGCGCTTGCTGATGCCCTTGGCGTCTGTGTCCGTCGGGCTCCACATCACGATGTTGCGGCGCTTGTGCTGGAGCTTGTAGCCGATGTTCGCCAGCAGCAACTTGGTGTAACCGATCCGCGCCGACTTCACGAAGTTGACGACGGCGATCAGGTCGTTGCCCATCGCGTTGAGGATGGCGACCTGGAACGGGTCGGTCGTCCACTTGCCCTCGTGGTACGAGGACTCGGACGACATGTAGAAATGTTCGTCAGCCCATTGAACAGCCGTCATGGGTGGATCTTTCGAAAGGCCCTGCAACCCTAACCGTACGGCTTTGCCGAGGTCATTGATCCATGGTTGCAAGGTACTCATCGAGATATCCCGGTAGTTCGTCGCCGAACTGCGCGGCGATATTGCGAGCCAGGGCGATCTCTCGCTCCGTGGTTTCCAGTATCCGAGCGTCGATGTCTGGGTGGCGGCGGCTGACTGTCTTGCCGACGGTTTCGAGTTTGGAGCCGATCTTCGAAGCGATTTTCTCCAGGGCGAACGTGACGAAAGGCGCCGGTATCAGCACCTTGTCGTTGACCTGGTTCTTCTGTTCGACGGCGTAGGCCTGGGCGGTCGTGAGGCGCAAGCGCTCCTGCAGCAGGCGGTACTCGATCTTCGGATCGATAACCTCGCCGTCAGCATCCGCAAGTTGTTGTTTCCGTCCGGCGTGTTCGACGCGGTTATTCACCACATCTTGCACCCGATAAAAGGCCTCACGACCGATACGGGCGACTGGCTCAACGCCCCATTTGTCAAAGGCTTGCGGGGAAATGCCGAGGGACTTGGCCATCTCGGATTTGTTCAACCATCCCGGCTGCCTGGTTGTTTCGTTTTTAGCCATGACTAAACAACAACCAACCTCCGAAAAAAGTTCATACATGGATGTCGAGCGGGGCCCGAATTACCCTCGAGGCCACCCCCGTCCGGGAGTACCTTTTGATGCACCACGACGGTGCATCATCGTGCCCGTGTAGCCAGGGCGCGGGCCATGGCCTTCTCGAACTGGATTGGCAGTTGGTCTTCTGCGATGGCTTCGGCCACCTCGAAGAAGCGGAAGCGCTTCGAGTACGAAGGCGAATCGGTGAAGGCCAACACCATCTTGATCTTGTTCCTGCTGCCCTTGCCCCAGCCTGTGCGCTCGGCGATGCCGATGGCCTGTCGCCCTTTGCGCAGCAGGAAGTAGCGCTTCGAGTTGCCCTTGGCTGAGCTCCTGCCGCTGCGTGTCGCGTTAGCGGTGTAGCCTTCCTCAGTGAAGAGGCCGGCGCCGGACAGGATCTTGGTCAGCGTGCCGCGCGGGATGTTGCCGTGTGAGTCCAGCTTGATGCCCTTGCCAGGCATCACATACTTGCCTGCAGCCAGCGCACCGCGCCGGCTGAGCATCTTCTCGGTGCCCTTCTGGTTACGGCCACCGCCATACACCTGAGGCGTCAGCCAGTCAGATGCAGCCCTGCCCTTACCCCAAGCGCCTTGCGTGCCCACCATGTTGCCTGCCGAGTTCTGCGACAGCCCGTCCTTGATCCACACCCTCGCCTCCATGCGTGCCTTAGTGGCAGGCTGGATGAACAGGCTGTTGAGCGTGGCTCGGGTCGGCCTATCGAATACCGAGGCCATCTCCTCGACCAGCCCTGCCTTCACATCCTGGGCCGTGCTGGTCAGTGCGAGCGCTGCAGCGAAAGGCAACTGCTCACGCTCCAGGCGATCGAGCTGCTGAAGCCGCTCGCGCAAACCTGTGAACGTCACCTTGATAGTCATGGGTCACCCCTTGTCGCGACGCTCCAGCCCGTTCCAACTGGCCGCCGGACGAAGCACTGCCGCCAGGTTGCCCTTGGCCCGCCACACCAACCAGGTGAACACGGCGAGGATAAGTACCAAGGGCCAGGCGAACGCAGGCAGGGTCAGCGTACCGGTCGCGATGTAGATCACCGCCGCAGCAGCAGCGGCCATCGTCAGCCACGCCAAGAACGAGATATTACGGCGGAAGCGCAAGGCACCCCGCTGGAACGTGAACAGGCGAAGGAACAGGACCAGGCACAGCCAGAAGGCAGCCTGGTCGAGGAACATGCTCAAACTATCCATTGGGATTCCCCTGCACAGGCGGCGCGCCACGCTTGCTGATCGCCGCAACAATCAGTGTCACAGCCAGCGCTGAAGCGACGAACGCAGCCGGGCCGGAGTAAGCGAAGGGCCGAATGCCCCAGACCTGGAGGTCGGTCAGCGCAGGGCTGAACAGGTAGCCCATCACGACACTGATGAAGAAGAACACCAACCGGTTTGCCAGGCGCAGATCGTGCCGTGTCATCACGAACACCAGCGCACCGCATACCGAACCGGCAACCGCGTTGCCGTCTACGCCAGCCAGCGCACTCGCAACGCCAAGGCCTGCGGCGCCGGCCACAGTCACTGCCGCGACGCTTGCTGGCTCGCTCATTGAAACCTCCCATGCGGCCATGGGCCAGAAACGAAAAAGCCCAGCTCTATGGCTGGGCTTCGATGCGCCGTTGTGGGCGCGACTTCTGCAACGTAACAGAAATCTACCTGTTTCGGCCCGGGCCGGTCAAGCGGCGATTGCGCGCTTTGACTCAAGAGCTCCATCGATCCACGCCACGCCAGCCTTCCACAGCTGCCGGGTCTTCTCCTCACCGAAACCCATCCGCTTACCAACGATCGCGAACGTTGCGCCGGTGGTGTAGTAGCGCAGGATCACCTCCCCGCATTCAGGGTACCGCTGCCCCAGCCTGCCCATCAGGCGATCAATCACCAGAGCCTCGTCGTCGGTGATCATCGGAGTTGGCCGCTCACAAGGCGCCTGGCAACTAGACACACCAGCGCCCTGCGTGACCCAGAGGCCCCACTGCTCCAACAGCTCCTGAGTATCTCGCTCAATTGTCATCGCTGGTGCACTCCCCTTGAATGCGGACGCGCACGGCGCCGCCTTTGACTGTTTCCCGGCTCATGCGCAGCTGGGTGATGAATCGGTTGTCATCGATACCCAGCGCATCGGCCAAGCCATCACGGCCTGCCTTGAACGCAGCCAGGCAGTTGTCGTCATCACGGCGCCGGGCATCTGGTGGCACGAACTCCAGCTCGAGCAGAACCCTGCCAGCAGGGGCGACCAAACCGGCCTGCAGGCACAGCAGGTGGCACATGCGGCGATAGCTCTTCGCTGCGGCGCTCTTCTTGGCCCAGTGGCTGCGGGCGTTAGGGCTCAACGCGCGCGGTGGCCATGGCAGTGTCAGCACATCCGACATGCTCAATCCCCCGAGTAATGCGAGCCACCAGGGCCGCGAGTGTTGGTTTGCTGATACTTCTCGGCATCACCGAGGACGATAGAGCGTGCGGGGCGCTGGGCTTGGGTCAGCTCGGCGCGCAGGTACTGCACGGCGTCTTCAAGGCTCATCGTCTCACCTGAGGCCAGCACCACGCCGGCGCCGTTGCAGGCCACGCAGCCATTCAGATGGAACACGCCGCGATACTCGCCAGTGCCAGCGCAGATTACGCAGGGCGCGTGCTGCTCGGAGGCTGTCAGGCGCATGGCTCGGCCTCGCGCTGCTTCTGCTGGTCGGGCTCTAGGTCGCCACCTAGGGGCATCAAGTAGCGCTCAAGGATCAAGTCGAGACCAGCATCTACGGGATCATCTGAGTTGTTCTCGATGCTATCTCCGCGTACCAACCAGCGGGGCTCATCGCCTTCGCAATACTGCATCTCGATAGCCGAGTCATTGGGATGGTCGATTACTTCTCCCGGAACGAGCTTTGCTATCAGCTCGCAACCACGGCCCTGGTTCGATGGCAGATGGTCGTAGCCAATGATCACGGCCAGGTCACCAACCTTGAACTGATTACCCATTTTTCACCCTCCCCACGTAGAAATACCGGAAACAGCGGGAACGCCCGTCGTCTCTGGCTTGCAGTCATTATTAAGAAGTGCAGGAACAGCCACTTTCAGGCCGTGCGCATCGGCGAAACCACACTCGTCCAGGCGGGCATGCCAGCGTTCCAACGCCTCGCGCCGACGCTCCATTGCGTCACGGGTCAGGTAGGTTTCGGTGGTCACACCCAGCGCGTGGTTGATCAGCAGCTCACCCACCATGTGATCGACGCCAATGTCCGCCAGGCTGGAGCGCATCAGCTTGCGCAGGTCATGGCTCGTCCACTGCCGGCCACTCACCTCACGCATCAGGGCGTGGCCACTGGTGAGCGCCATGCCAGCACCACCCCGCACCGGGAACAGCCAGGCCGTTCTCAGGCGAGCATCAGGCAGCGCCTCGCGGTACCTGCGCAGCAGGCTGATCACCTGGGCAGTCAGCGGCAGCACGTGTTCACGACGGCTCTTCGTGTTCGCCTCCGGTATCACCCACACCCGCTCATCCAGCGACACATGCCCCCAGCGCGCCGCCAGCGTCTCGGCAAT